AGGCGGACGGCAATCCGTATGAGCCACTGCCCGATGATGTGCGGGCGGACATTCAGCGATCGGTGGATCGCGCCTGGGAGCTGTTCATCGAGGCCGTCCATGCCGGGCGGCCTTCTCTTTCGCCCGCCGCCATGCGGGCGATGGAGGCCCGCGTTTACGAGGGGCAGGAGGCCATCGAGGTCGGCCTTGCCGACCGCATCGGCAGATTGGAGGACGTGATCATGAACAAGAAGCAGACCGAAGCGCCTGCCCCTGCGGCGGGCAAGGAAATGAAGGCGTGCGAGATTACGGCGGATGACTACGTGCGCGAGGCGGTGCAGGCCGAGCGCGCCCGCATTGCCGCCATCCTGGACGCCGACGAGGCAAAGGGCCGCGAGGCGCTGGCGCGCAAGCTGGCGCTGACGACCGACATGGAGCCGGCGCAGGCCATCGAGGTGCTTGCCGCCGCGCCGCGGCAGCAGGCCAAGGTGGAGTTGATGCCGCAGGCCGATGATGCCGGTCTCGGCCTGGAGCTGGCCACCGCCACGCCCAGCCGCAAGGAAGCGGCCATGGAGAGCTGGGAGCGCGTCCTGCGGCGCGCCGGCATGCTGAATGCTGACTGAGAGGAGCTGGAGCAATGACCATCGATGCCCCCGCCCGCGCGGGCGAATTCATCTTGAGCGAGGCGAATGGCGCCCGCTCCCGCGAAAACATCACGCTGGCCGCCGGCTCCGGCCAGCTTGCGCCCGGCACGGTGTTGGGCGCGCTGGCGGCGGATGGCAAGCACACGCCGCTCAATCCGTCCGCCACCGACGGCAGCGAGAGCGCCGCGGCCATCCTCTATGATCACGCGGATGCCACCGCGGCGGATGTGATGGCCGCCGCCATCGTGCGCGACGCGGAAGTGAAGGCCGACCTGCTGATCTGGCCGGATGGCATCACCGATGCACAGAAGGCCACCGCCATCGCGCAGTTGCAGGCGCTGGGCGTGATCGTGCGCTGACAATGGATTTCTGAGGAGATGCAGACATGAATATCCTGAGCGATGACCGCTTCACGATGGAGGCTCTGACCTCCGTCGCCCGCCGCCTGCCGGAGGCGCCCACGGTGCTGGGCCGGCTGGGCATCTTCGAGGATGAGCCGCTGGATGTTACCAACGTGGCGGTGGAATACGCGGACGGCCTCATTGGCCTGGTCGATCCCAGCCCCCGCGGCGGCCCTGGCCAGACGGTGAAGCACGATTCCACCAAGATCGCCTCCTTCGCCATTCCGCATTTCCAGCGGGATGACACGGTGCTGGCCGACGAGGTGCAGTCTCGCCGCGCCTTCGGCACGGTGGATCAGCTGGAGACAGTGCAGGAGCGCGTGGCCCGCAAGATCGCGCGCCACAAGAACGACCTGGATTTCACCCGCGAGCACCAGCGGGTTGGCGCGATCACCGGGCAGCTGACGGACAGCAAGGGGCGGGTCTACGAGAATCTCTTCGACCGCTTCGGCATCGCGCCTCCGCCACCGATTTCCTTTGCGCTGGGCACCGCCGGCACGGATGTGCGTGGCAAGTGCACGAAGGTGCTCGATGCACTCTCCGATGCGCTGGACGTGGAGGTGGGAGGCGACCTCTACCCCGTAACGGCGGTTGTGGGGGCCGATTTCTGGGACGCGCTGATCAGCCACGATGCGGTCAAGTCCACCTACCAGAACTGGGAGGCCGCCGCTGCCCTGCGCGGCGATGCGCGCCGCCCCTTCACCTTCGGTGGCATCCGCTGGGTGCGCTATCGCTCCAGCGCCAAGGTCAAGGCGGCGAAGAACAATCAACCGCTGATCCCGGCCAATAACGCGCGCTTCGTGGTGGGCGGCCTGCCCGACCTCTACAAGACCTACTATGCGCCGGCGGACTACAACGAGACGGTGAACACGCAGGCCGAGACCATCTACGCCAAAATGACCGAGATGCCCAACGGCAAAGGGTATGACCTGGAGGTGCAGCGCAATTGCCTCTCCATCTGCACCCGCCCGGCAGCGCTCATCTCCGCCACGGCCTGATGGAGGCGGCGATGAAGGTGCGCGTGATCCCGATTGCATCCGAGGTGCGCATGCCCGGCGACGCCAAACCGCTGCCGAAAAAGGGCGCAGCGGTGGAGCTGACGGTCTATTGGCTGCGGCAGGCCGAGGCCGGGCGCGTGCGCATCGCGGCTGACGAAGCCGCGGCGCAGCCGAAGACAGGCAGTGGAAACGCCGGGGGCAAGAAAGGGGGTGGCCAGCAATGACCACCCCCTACCAGCGCCTGCTGGCGCAGGCCGAGAAGGTGCTGGACGGTCATTACGCACAGGAGTGCCGGCTGATCCCGCAGGTGCAGGATCAATACGCCGGTGCTGCCGCGGATAGCTCCCGCTCGCCGGCTGTGTTCTGGGCGGTGCTGGACTGGCGGGCGGAGGCCGCCGGCATCGGCATGCGTCCGGAGCTGACCACCACCCGCCCGCGGCTGCATGTGCGCAAGGCAGAGCTGCCGCCAGGCCGGGTGCGCGAGGGCGATCGCATCGAGCTGACGGCCAGCGGGCAGGCATTCATTGTGCGCGCTATCCACCGCGATGACGTGCAGGAGCGCTACACGCTGGAGCTGGTGGAGGCACCGGCATGAGCCTCAATCGACTGGCATTGCGGCTGGCCACCGTGCTGGCGCTGCGGGGGCAGACCACCGCCGGTGATCGCGTGTGGGATTCGCGCATCGGCGAAATCGATGACCTCGCCGCGCGGGAAGCGCAGCCGTTCATCCTCGTCTATGTGGATGACGAGGAGGCCGCCGGCGATGCCACCGCGCTGCGCAAATCCCAGCGCAGCGTGTCGCTGACCATCGAGCTGGCCATGGGCATTTTCAGCAGCTCGCAGGACGGATTCGAGCTGCTGATGCCGGCCACCGACGCGCAGCTGGAGGTGGCGTTGGATGTGCTGGAGATGCAGGTGCTGGACGCCCTGCAGGAGGTGGCATCGGCGGCGCGCGACCTGTGGGCGGCACTGGTGCAGTCCATCGAGGCCGTGCGCATCCGCCGCGGCGCATGGAGCGATGATGACCGCGCCACGCGCCATGCGGCGCGGCTGATCGAGATGCGCGTGCGCATCCCGCGCGACCCTCCGGCCACTGGCCAGGCGACGCCACTGATGGATCAGCTCATCACGCTGCTGGAGCAGCAGCCGGATAGTGTGCTGGCCGACATGGCGGTGGCTATCCGTGAGCAGGCGGAGCGCCAGCCGGGCCGGCCATCGCACCAGGTGATGGCGGCGCTGCTGGGCGCATCGCGCTCGGTGGCCGAGGCTTTGATGATCGATCCGGATCATCAGGATGGCTATGCCTTCGCGGCAGATCAGCCCGATCCGGATGCACAGCCGACGCATTTGCAGCCATGAGCATCGACCCGACCGGAGACCTGACCGAGCACATCGCACGGCTGACGGCGGAGGTGGCCGACCTCAAGCGGCGGCTGCGCAACAAGAGCCGCACCGGCGTCATCGAGCAGGTGGATGCTGGCCGCGGGCTGGTGCGGGTGCGGCTGAACGAGGAGGACGGCCAGCCATTTCTGACCGGCTGGATTCCATGGAAGGAGCGCGCTGGAGCGATTAAGAGCTGGTCGCCGCCCTCGCCGGGCGAGCAGGTGGTGGTCATCAGCGAGAACGGCGATCTCACGGACGCCTATTGCGACACTGGCTGCTACAGCAATGCCAATCCCGCGCCGCACAACCGGGCGGCGGAACACGTGCTGACCATCGGCGATGCGCGCATCACCATGACCGGCAGCAGCATCGAGCTGCGGGTGGGCGGCAGCCGCGTGCTGATCACGGCGGCGGAAATCGTTACCTACGGACAGACCAGGCTGGATGACGGCCAGCAGCCGGTGCATCGCGTCGGCGACCTGGATTCGGATGGCGACGCCGCGGTGGATGGCGCGCCGAAGGTATTCGCGTGATGGAGGCAATCATGAGCGAGCTGCAGAAATACGAGGTGCTGGTGGATGGCGAGATCATGCACCAGTGGCGGGCCGCGGGTGATGTCATCGAGCTGCACCCGGCGCAGGCGCGCTATTACCTGCCGCCGCATGATGTGCGGCTGAAGCCGGTGGAGGCCGGCGCCCAGAAGAAGGGCGGCCAGCAGAAATGACCATTGGCGCGGTGGGGATGGACAGGCGTACCGGCAAGCCGCTCACGGGCTGGCCGCACGTGGTGCAGTCCATCGAGGACATCCTGACCACCCGCCTGCTGCAGCGGGTGATGCGCCGTGAATACGGCAGCCGCCTGCCGCAGCTCATCGATGCGCCGATGGAGCCGCGGGTGGTGCTGGCTTTCTACGCCGCCGTGGCTGAGGCCATGCGCCGCTGGGAGCCGCGCTTCCGCCCCACCCATTGCAGCATTGAGGACGGCGATGCCGATGGGCGGATCAGCCTGCGGCTGGATGGCACGTATTATCCGCTCGGCCATCGCGGCGACTACAGTGTGGCCGAGGACGTGCATGGCGTGGTGAGGCTGGCGGCATGAGCAGATTCGACGCCATCGATCTGGCCAGGCTGCCGCCCCCGGCGGTGGTGGAGGCGCTGGACTACGAGGTCATCCGCCAGCAGATGCTGGATGACTTCCGCCAGCGCTGGCCGGATTTCGATGCGCTGCTGGAGAGCGACCCGGTCGTCAAGCTGCTGGAGGTGGCGGCATATCGCGAAATGCTGCTGCGCCAGCGCGTCAATGACGCGGCGCAGGCAGTGATGCTGGCGCGCTCCACGGGGGCTGACCTGGATCATCTCGGCGCATTCTACGGCGTGGCGCGCAAGGTGCTGGATGAGGGCGATCCGGATGCCACGCCGCCGGTGCCGCCCACCTACGAGCCGGACGATGAATACCGCCGGCGCATCCAGCTGGCGGTGGAGGCCTTCAGCACCTGCGGGCCGCAAGGGGCTTACATCTATCATGCGCTGGCCGCCGATCCACGGGTGCGCGATGCGCAGGCCTACGGCCCGGATGACGGCCTGGGCCTCTCCCCGGCGCAGGTGCTGGTGGTGGTGCTCTCGCGCGAGGGTGATGGCAGCGCCCCGGCAGACCTGGTGGCAGCGGTGCGCGACTACATCAGCGCCGATGAGCGCCGCCCGCTGGCTGACCAGGTAATGGTGCAGTCCGCCGAGATTGTCGCCTACGAGATCACCGCCACGCTGCGCATCTTGCCGGGTGCCGACCCGGCGGTGGTGGAGGCCGCGGCGGCGCAGGCGCTGCAGCGCTACGCGGATGAGCGTCATCGGATTGGCCTGAGCGTGGACACGAGCTTCATCCACGCCGCCCTGGCCCAGCCCGGCGTGGAGCGGGTGAGCCTGGGTGCGCCGGCGGCGGACATCGAGATCAGCCCGGTGCAGGCGGCGTATTGCACGGCCATCAATCTGACACTGGAGCCCGCAGCATGAACGCTCAGCACAAATCCCTGCTGCCAGCCAATGCCACGGCGCTGGAGCGCGCCATCGAGGCGGCGCAGGCGCGGCTGGCCGACGTGCCGGTGCCGGTGGACACGCTGTGGGATCCCTGGCGCTGCCCTGCCGAGCTGCTGCCGTGGCTGGCCTGGGCGTGGTCGGTGGATGAGTGGGATCCAGCCTGGCCGGAGGAGGTGCGCCGCCGGGTGATTGCCGCCGCACCGGAGGTGCACCGGCTGAAAGGCACCCGCGCGGCAGTGGAGCGGGCACTGCAGCCGCTGGGCATCAGCGCGGAGCTCATCGAGTGGTGGCAGGTCTCGCCGCCGCGCACCGCCGGCACCTGGACGCTGACCGCATGGCTGGATGGCTGGCAGGTGGCCGGTGCGGCTGATGTGGCACATGCGGCGCGCGTGGTGCGCCGCACGGTGCGTCCGGTGCGGCCACTCTCCCGCCCGATGACACTACGCATCGGGCTGCGCGCGCCTACCCCCTTGCGCGCGGCGGCTGCTGCGCAGGCGGGGGCGGTGGTGGCCATCTATCCGTCGCTGCCTCGGCAGGCGGATGCGCCGGGCGCGCTGCGGATGGGCGCGGCGCTGACGGGCGTGCAGACCACGACGATCTATCCGCCGCTGGCGGGCGCTGCGGTGGCGAGTGGTGATGTCTATGTGGGAGGTGCGGCAGCATGAGCACGCTCATCCTCACGGATACCGGGCAGGCCAAGGTGGCCGCGGCGCTGGCCGGCGGGCAGCCCGTGCGCATCGAGGAGGTGGTGGCCGGCGATGGCGGCATCAGCTCATTCACGCCGGCCAGCCCGCAGTCGCCGGTGTGGCAGCCGGACGCCGCGCTGACGGCATTGCCCGGCGAGCGCTGGCGCGGTGCGCCTGCGGACATCCACAGCGATGATGCTGCCGGCGAGGTCATCATCAGCGCCGTCATCCCGCAGCAGGCCGGCGGCTGGTGGCTGCACGCCGCCGGGCTGATCGACGATGCCGGCGACCTCATCGCCGTGGCGGCGCTGGAGCCCGTCTACGTCAGCACCCATCGCGAGCTGACGCTGACACTGCGCCTGGCCGTCAGCCAGGCCAGCGCCATCAGCCTGCAGGTGCCACCGACAGCGCTGGCGACGCGGGAGTGGGTAGCCGGCGCCTTCAACCCGGTGCCGGACGGCAAGCTCGGCATCAACGCCACCGCCGATGCCACCAACCGGCTGGCCGTGAAGTCCGACGCCGTGCTGTTCTCCTATGACGACGTAACCCCCGGCACCGGCGACGTGCAGTTCAAGGTCAACAAGGCCGCCGCTGCCAACACCGCCTCGCTGCTGTTCCAGACGGGCTGGTCAGGCCGCGCCGAGCTGGGCTTGGCCGGTGGTGATGATTTCTCCGTGAAAGTGTCGGCAGACGGCGCCACCTGGAAGCAGGCACTGTCCATCGATGGCGCAACAGGCAGAATGGGGGTGAACACGGCATCCCCGGCAGGACAATTGCACGTGGTGGGGGAGGATGAAGGCCTCACGATCGAGAACGCGCAAGATCCCGGCGCCATGTTCACCATCGCGGCGGGCAGGCCCGGCCTGTATGAGAATGACCTCATTTTCTCGGAGGGCAGCGACATTGCCGACCCCTCAAGGTATCGCATGCGCATCACCCCCTGGGGGCCGATCTTTCCGAAGGGCATTCGGATCGCGGACGGAGAAGGCGTAACAAGCGAAACGTCCGGCGCACTGGCATACTATAAGCCGTTCGACGGCGCCCGCGCCGAGCTGGCGTTCCGCGGTGCCGACAATGCCGATACGGCGGAATTCAGGATGTATGCCTGGCGGCAGGATGGCGCTGGCGCCTGGTATCGCGAGGACGCCGCAGCCATCACGGACAATGCCGGGCTGGTTGTCTCTCAATTCTACGGTGCGGTGCGCTTGCCGAGCCATACGGTAGCCACGCTGCCGTCAGCATCTGCTGTCGGGGCTGGCGGGCTGGTGTTCGTCAGCGATGAAAGCGGCGGGCCGACGCTGGCATTTTCCGATGGCACCAACTGGCGGCGCGTGCAGGATGGGAGTGTCGTGGCATGACGCAGCCCTATCACGTGATCCTCACCGATGCCGGCGCGGCGGCGCTGGCGCAGGCGATTGATAGTGGCCAGCCGCTGCAGCTGGCGGAGATCGCCGTCGGCGATGGCGGGGGTGGGCCCATCACGCCGGTGGCCAGCGCCACCGCACTCACGGGCGAGCGCTGGCGCGGCGCCCTCACTGATGTGCGCATCGATGCGGATAATCCCGCCTGGGTGATCGCCGAGACGGTGATCCCGCCTTCTGCCGGTGGCTGGTGGATCAGGGAGGTGGGGCTGTATTCCGCCGCCGGCGAGCTGGTGGCCATCGGCTCGCATCCGGAGACCTACAAGCCCGTGCTGGCGGACGGCTCCGCCACTGACCTGGTCATCCGCATGATCCTGCAGGTGAGCAGCGCAGACGCCATCCAGCTCAGCCTCGACCCCTCCGCCGTGCTGGCCACCGGCGCGGACGTGCAGCAGCTGGCCGAGGCCTGGCTGGCGCTGATGGCTACTGATGTGCTGGCGCTGCGGCTGGCGCTGCAGAACCACCGCCGCCACGTGAGCGCATTCTGAGATTGAGGAGACGGACATCATGGTGCAGCTACCGGATATCACCACCCTGATCACCGAGGTGCAGGCGCTCTCTGCCCGCGTCGATGCCTGGCTCGATCAGGCCGACGCGACGGTGGGCGGCTACGCTCAGCTGCAGGCCGATCTGCAGGCGCTGCAAGCGCAAGTGCAGCAACTGGCCGGCAGTGACGGCACCGTGGCGGCGCACACGCATCAGATCAGCGAGGTGCAGGGTCTGGCCGCCGCCCTGGCGGCCAAATTGGATGACGCCGCCGGCATCATCCAGACGCATCACATTGCCAATGGCGCCATCACGGCGCAGCATATCAGCACGACGGCACCGCCACAGATCCCGCCCGCATTCGCCAGCGGCTGGTTTGCGACCTCGGCCATCGCCAACACCGTCAGCGTGGCGCACGGGATGTCGCCACGCCCGTTGATGGCAGCGGTGGAGCTCAGGGCCACGGCAGATGTGCAGGGCTACACCGCTGGCACCAGCACTCTGCTGTGGGGCGACGCCCGACGGAACATGAACAGACAAATCTACATCGATGACACACAGATCACCCTGGATTTGCGCCAATACAACGACAGCGTGCCACGGCTGGCGTTGGTGAATGGCACATACATTGACGCCACCACCCCGGGGTGGGAATGGCGACTGCTGGCATGGTGAGGAGGAGCAGATGAAATACGCAGAGCTGCAATTTGACGAGACCACCGGCCTCTCACTGATCCGCCAGGTGGTGGAGGACTGGCCGGATGATGCCCCATTCGACCGCCCGGCGGCAGAGGGCTGCACGTGGGAGGCGTTTCCGGACGACTGGGCAGGCCGCCCCGGCCACATGTGGGATGGTCAGCAGGTGATGCCACCGCCCCCGCCACCGCCGGAAGTGATCGATGCGCGCATCATCGCCGCTGCCGAGCAGCGGATCGATGCGATTGCTGACCAGGTCTACACGTCCTCGGTCAGCCGTGGCGCCCGCTACGAGCGCAAATACGCGGAGGCGGAGCGCTACCGCGCCGCCGGCTACCCCGGCACGGTGAGCGCGCAGGAATATCCATTCCTGACCGCCGAGGCTCCCGTCCGCGGCCTGACCAAGCGCCAATTGGCCGATGCCATCATCGCTGCGGCACAGGGCTATGAGCAATTCGCCGCACTGGCCGAGGCCAGGCGCACGCAGCTCAAGGTGGACGTGCCCGGCGCGGCTGACGAGGCCGCCAAGCAGGCCGCCGCCGACGCCCTCGTGAGCGAGGTGCAGCAGGCCGCCCAGGCATTGCAGCAGTGAGCGCTGCCAGCAGCCGCAGATGACCCTGCCGGCCCGCCCCACGGCGGGCCTTTTGCTTGAGGAGACCAAAAAATGGTTGATCTGACCTACAATCACGGCGTCGCCGTAACCGAGAGTGCGGAAACGCCGGTGCTCGTGCAGCTCGCCGAAACGGCGGTGGTCGGCATCATCGGCACTGCACCGGCGGCGGATGCGGCGAAATTCCCGCTCAACACGCCGGTGTTGCTGCAGCGGGCATCCGAGGCCGCGGCACTGGGCGATGGCGGCACGCTGAAGGAGGCGGTGGACGCCGTGCTGGATCAGACCGGCACCTACATCATCGTGGTGCGTGTGGCGGAGGACGCCGACCCGGCAGTGCAGACCTCCAACATCATCGGCGATGCCACCCAGCGCACCGGCGTGCATGCATTCACCAAGGCCGAGGGCCTGTTCGGCTGGAAATTCAAGCCGCGGCTGCTGTGCGCGCCGGGCTTCACCTCCGCCTTTGACGGCACGAACGCCAACCCGGTGGCCGCCGAGCTGGCGGTGGTGGCGGAGAAGCTCCGCGCCGTCGCCTTCGTGGACGGCCCGGATACCACCGATGACGCTGCCAAGGCCTACCGCAGCAAGCTGAACAGCCAGCGCCTCTACATCACCGACCCGAAGGTAACGGTATGGAGCACCACGGCCAATGCCCATGTGCCGCAGCCCGCATCCGCCCGCTTCGCCGGCGTGCAGGCGCGGGTGGATCGCGAGCAGGGCTTCTGGTGGTCTGTCTCCAACAAGCCCATCCGCGGCATCACCGGCGTAACCCGCGCGGTGGCCTATGGCGATCACGCCAATTACCTCAATGTCGATGGCGTGAACACCATCATCAACACCGGCGAGGGCTTCATCACTTGGGGCAACCGGGTGGCCACCGGTGATGACCTGTGGGTGTTCCTCTCCGTCCGCCGCACGGCGGATTTCATCAACGAGGCCATCGAGAAGGCCTACATGGAATTCGTGGACAGGCCATTCACCAAGGCCAACCTGAAGTTCTTGGTGGAATCGGGCCGCGCCTTCCTGCGCGACCTGCGGGCCTTCGGGGCGATCCTGGGCGGCAATGTCTGGATCGACCCGGAGAAGAACGACGATCTGCAGATGGCCCGCGGGCGCGTGGTGCTGTCGGTGGAGTTCGAGCCGCCGGCGCCGATGGAGGACATCAAGATCATCGCGCATCGCAACACGCTCTACTACAACGTGCTGCTGGACGGTGTGCTGAGCGAGATCGGCGACAACGGCCCGCTGACCGAGGCGGCCTGAGGCCCTGAGCACAAGGAGATGAGATCATGAGCGAGCTGCCGCGCTACATCCTGCGCAACTGCACCATCTGGGCCGACCGCGAGAGCAAGGTCGGCCAGGCCAGCGAGATCACCCTGCCGGTGCCGGAAGAAAAACTGGAAGAGGTGCGCAACGCCGGCATGGTGATGCCCATCGAGGTGCCGCTGGGCTACGAGAAGCTGGAGATGAGCTTCAAGATGACGGCCTTCGACCCGCAGGTGCTGAAGCTCTTCGGCCTGGCGGTGGGGCGGGAGAAGGAATTCATGGTTACCGGCGCGCTGGTGGACGAGGACGGCACGGTGCACTCCGCCGTCGCCTACATCCGCGGGCGGCTGAAGAAGGCCGACCCCGGCGGCTGGAAGCCGGGCGACATGGCCGAGACCGATTTCGAGGTCGCCATCCGCTACTACAAGCTGGAGATCGACGGCCAGCAGGTGGTGGAGATGGATCCCTTCGAGGTGAGCGTGGGCGGCTCCTCGCAGACCGGCGCGCAGCGCGCCGCCATGCTGCTGACCTGACGGAGGCCATCACATGAGCAAGACCATCACCGTGAAGCTGCGCACGCCGGTGGAGGCCGGCGGCCAGCGCATCGACAAGCTGGTGCTGCGCGAGCCGACGGTTGGCGACATGCTCACCGCCGAGGCGGTGGGCGGCGGCGAGCTGCGCCAGTCGGTGGCGCTGCTGGCCTCCATGGCTGGCGTGGAGATGGAGGTGATGCAGCGCATCACCCGCGCCGATTTCACGCGCATCACGGAGGCCGCTGCCCCTTTGCTGGAGGACTCCGCCGGCGAGGACGAGGGGCCGCGGGAAACGCCGGCGGTCGCCAGCGCGGCCTGACCTGGCGGGCGCTGGCGGCGGAGGTGGCGGCGGTGCTACATACGCCGCTTTCCGACGTGCGGCGGCTACCTGCCAGCGAGGCCATCGAGTGGCACCGCGAGGCCGCGCGCATCGCCCAGGTAATGGCAGTGGGTGGGCAGAGGTAAGGCGCGGCACGAGCATGAGTTGCGATGATTGTCAACTTTTCATTAACACCCATGTTGATAAATGGTAGGTTCCCTTTGCAAGGGAGGAGATCGCCATGACCATCAAGCCTGATGCCGCTGCCAAATATCTGGCGAAATTGAGTGGCTATACGCTCTCGAACCTGAAGCTACAGAAGCTGCTGTATCTGGCCGACATGGCCTATACAGGCACAAAGGGCGAGCGCTTGGTGAGTGAGGACTTCGAAGCATGGGATTATGGCCCCGTGCTGCCTTCCGTCTACCACATGTGCAAATACCGGGGCAGCAAGCCGATCACGGAGGCGGCCTTCCTGTTTGCGGACGACCTGGATGAGGACAGCCCCGAAGCCGACATGCTGCGCAAGGTGTGGCAGGTCCTGAAAGACAAGTCGCCTGGGGAGCTGGTGCAGAACACGCACTGGTGCAAGGGGGCGTGGCACAAGCGCTATGTTCCCGGTGCGCATGGCATCAAGATCACCACGGAAGACATGCGGGAAGAGTGGCAGGCGCGCAACGCGGAGCGCAACACGGAGAAGGGGAAAGCATAAGGCCATGCCGCCTGGGGAAGAGGAACAGGCAGTTCTCAAGGGGCTTGAAATCCCCCCTCTTTCTTGCCCTGATGATGATGGCAAGAAATCCGCAGACTTGGCCGAGCTGGAAAAAAGGCTCGAGAGCGAGCGCGATGGTCGAAAAGAGGAGCGCTTCTATTGGATTTTCGCCATGACCATCATGGCGGACATGCAGGCCTTCCAATGGATAGGATGGCCATCCACATACATATTTTTGTTAGAGGTCGTGGCCCTTATCCTTTTGGCCAATCACCTTGGCGTTGACCTTGCTGTCGATCTTCTGAAAGGATTGCTCAAGAAGGTTTTGGACAAACTTCCGAATATGAAGAATGAGTGATCAGCCGCCTTCGGGCGGCTTTTTCATTGGCGCTTCAGGCGCACGCCGGGGCCGCCGGTGTGACCTCATAAGAAATGCCTGATGATGAAATAGACGAGGTAGGCAAAACCAGCCAAGTGGAAGATTGCCTTCAGGATGGCCTTGAACGAGATTGCATCATCTTCAGGTGATGAATCCTTCAAGAGCTCTCTTGCAATCGCAAGGTTCTTGTCAGCGTCTTCAAGTTTTCTGTCAATGTCTCGAGAAATGTGGAAGGTTGCTTGCTGTGTGGGGCGCTTCTTCTCCCATGAGAAGACAGGGCGCGCAGCAGAAGATGGGAAAGAAAGGTCATCAACCGGCTCTATGCCGAAAAATTCCCAAGGATCGTCGTGAATGACGCCATCGCTGTCGATGATGCTCTGTATGCGGCGGATCCTGAAATGCCGCCAGTCTCCACGCAAATGACAATAGGCGTGGAGCATGTCGCCGTCGGAAATTTCGAGAGGTTCGATCTCTCGCAGCGTGTGGTTGCCGTTGATATCTACATATTCAATGGTGATGGTCTTGCCCATGAGCCTCCCCTCCCTTGGGAAAGGATTCCACGGGAGGATGAAGGGCGCAAGGCAAAAGGGCTCATTTTTTCAGGCGCACGCCGGGGCCGCCGGCCTCATCGGCAGGGATGAACTCGACACCGGCTTCCTCCAGCGCTTCGCGCAGGCGGAGGAGGCTTTCCATCCGAGGATTTCTCTTGCCTCGCTCAAAATCAATGATGAGCTTGGGAGAAACGCCTGCCTTATCGGCAAGAGCAGTTTGCTGCATGTCGATGAGGCCGCGTCCCGCGCGACACTGTGCAGGGGTGAGCACGTCGTCAGCCCTCAAATTTCTTATTGACATAAAATCTGACGACATGATAGAAAATCTTACCGTTGGAAGCAACGAAAAGCGGCCCAACGCGGTGTAGGAGCACCAACGTTGGGCCTGACCACCAACCCGATAACCGGAGTATCAGGTTATGGCTGATGTATCAGTAGCCCATCTGAACAGGATCGACAATCCTTCCCCGCGGCCTGGCGCGGCGCAAGAGCGCATCGCCACGGCGCTGGACAAGCTGGAGGACTGCCTGCTGCTGGCCCGCGCCGGTGGCGTGCTGTGCGCTGCCGACGACATGCACCGGGAGGCCAGCTACGCGGCGATCCCGCCGCTGCTGGAGCGCATCTTCATGGACATCGCCGCGGCGAAGAAGGCGCTGCGGCAGGCGCAGGACGAGGCTTGAACAGGGGGGCAGGATGATGAAAGAGCTGATTGCACTGCACCAGGTGGACTTCGGTGGCGATCCGGTGGAGACGGTGAATGCCCGCGAGCTGCATGCGTTTCTGCAGGTCGGGAAAAAGTTTGCCGACTGGATCAAGGAGCGCATCGAAGCTTATGGGTTTGTTGAGGGGCATGACTTCGTAGTGCTCCAAGAGGTTTTTCCCGAAATTGGGAAAAACCCCAAGGGTGGCCGCCCTGCCAAGGAATACTACATCACGCTGGACATGGCCAAGGAGCTGGCCATGGTGGAGCGCAACGAGCGGGGCCGGCAGGCGCGGAAATATTTCATCGAATGCGAACGGCGGCTGCGCCAGATGCAGAACCAGCCGCCAGCGCTGGATGACCCTGCCGCGCTGCGCGGCCTGCTGCTGAACTACACCGAGCGGGTGCTGAAGCTGGAGGCGAAGATCGAGGAAGACGCACCCAAGGTGAGCTTCTACGAGCAGTTCCTGAACGCCGACGGGCTGTATGGCCTGCAGAACGCGGCGCGGGCCATCGGCGCGAAGCCGAACAAGTTCATCCAGTGGCTGAAGTCGAAATACCTCTTCTACCAGGGCGGCAACCTCGTGGCGCGGGTGCGTTACATCCAGATGGGCATCTTCGAGGTGAAGAGCACCATCGTGGACGACAAGGCGCGACCCCGCACCTACGTAACGCCGAAGGGGCTTGAATACCTGCGCGAGAGGGTGCCGGACGAAATCCTGATAGAGACCACGCAACGCAGCTTGGCGGTGTGATCCCTCGCTCACATCGTCCTGCCCAGCCAGCAGGCTGCCGGGCATGTGCCCGGTGGCCTGTTGGTGCTGGGCATTTTGCCGATGCCGGGAAAGAAAATGGCGAGATGTCAGCTGGTCAGCACGAAATACATCCAGACCAGCCACAGAACGAGCGCGCCCACCACCACCCACATCATGAGGCGCGCGAAGAAGTGCAGCATATCGTCGAAGAAATCGTTCATGCAGGCATTATAGCACATGTCGAAGACCATTCACACCCAACTGCAGGTGTCGCTGCTGGACAAGGTCAGCGGCCCGATGAAAAAGGTGCTGGCCAGCAACAAGAAGCTGGCGGCCCAGATCAAGCGCACGGAATCCGCGTGGAAGCGCGCCCGCGGCCCGGTCAAGCTCATCGAGGATTTCAAAAAGCAGGACGCGGCGCTGAAAAAGACCATGCAGGCGTTCCGCAAGGCGGGGGAAGATGCTGCGCGCCTGCGCGAGAAAATGAACAGCGTCTCCCGCCCCACCAGGAAGATGGTGGAGGAGATGAGCCGCCTGCGCCGGAAGCTGGGCGAAACGGGGCGCAAGATGCGCGAGCAGCAGGCGGCGCTGAATGCCCTGCTGCCGGGGTTGCGCAAGGCTGGCGTGGATGTTGGCCGGATGAGCGAGCAGGAGCAGCGCCTGCAGCAACAACTGGCGCGCACCAACCGGCTGATGAACAAGCAACTGGAGCTGGCCAAGCAGTTTGGGGCGGCGCGCGAGCGCATGAAGGCAGGCATTCAAGGTGGTGCCGGGCGCATGGCTGTTGGTGGCGGCATGATCGCCGCCGGCACGGCGGGCCTGCGCAAGATGTGGTCGCCCGTGCAGCGCGCGGTGGATTTCGAGGCAGAGTTCGCCAACGTGGTGAAAAAGGCCAATTTCACCAGCGACAAGGAAAAGAAGGCCTATCGGCAGTGGATACTCAAGATGTCCACAAAGACGCCGATGGAAGCTGCCGGCATTGCTGCCATTTCCGCCGCCGCTTACGAAGGCGGCATTAACGATCAGCAGGACAACAAGCGCTTCACGGAAATGGTCATCAAGGGCTCCATTGCCTGGGATGTCAGCCCGGAGGAGGCAGGCAAGAGGCTGGCTCGGCAATACAAGGCCTTTGGTAAAGACCTGGACAAGCTGTCGTTGCACATGGACAGGATCAATCATCTGTCCAATACTTGGGCGCTCAGCGCGGCGGAACTCCTGAACTACTACTCGCGCGTTCACGCGGAGTTGCGGGGCATGGGGTTTTCTTCCGCGCAGGTGTCCGCTCTGGGTGCATTTGCCATTGCTGGCGATTTTGCCCCTGACGTGGTCGCGACGACTGTCAGGAACATGATGAATCCGCTAACTGCCGGGCGGGCCGCCACGAAAGGCCAGAAGAAAGCACTGAAACGCCTCGGTCTGTCCCCCGTGTCGCTGGCCAAGAGAATGTCGAAGGATGCCTGGGGAACATTTCTGGATGTCATGAAGCGCATGCAAAAGGTGCAGGACTGGGAACGCCCGGCGCTCATTCGTCAGCTGTTTGGCGCAGAAGCCCGCGCCGCCTCGATATTCTTCCAAAAGGTCAAGGACAAGAAGAGCGGCAAGATGGTCACCGGAGTGGACTATCTGCTGCAGGCATACAGGTCGGTCGCGCAGCCTGAGCAATACCGAGGCTCGGCGGAGCAGGAATACCAGACCCGTATATCCGCAGCTGACATGAAGTTCCGCATGCTGATGAATCAGTTTTCTGAACTGAGCATTCAGATCGGCACCGCCGTGCTGCCTGCGCTCATCAAGCTGACGAAAGCGATCAAACCCTATGTGGAGAGCTTCTCGAAACTGGTGGCAGAACATCCGAAGTTTGTGGCTGGCGTGATGGGTGCTGTAGCGGCATTGATGGCTCTCAAGATTGCGGCAGGCGCGGCGGCCATGGCCTGGGGCATCGGCAAGACTGGCAAGGCAATCGCCGGATATGGTCTGGAATGGTTCAGGATGCGCCGCAAGCAGCGCCTATACTCACGCATCGGCGCACGCCTGGGGATCGGCGGGGCCCGAAGATTTGCCCTTGGCAAACTGCTGAAACCAATTACCTGGACAGCATCCCTCATCCCGCGCATCCCGTGGCCTCGGCTGGCCGGGCGGCTGAGCTGGGGCATGCTGGTGCGCCCGCTGGCGTGGGGCGCGCGCTTCATCCCAGGCATCAACTGGGTGGCGCTGGCCGGGCAGCTGGCGTGGGGTCTCCTGATCAAGCCGCTGAAGTGGGACAAGTATTTGTGGAGCGGACTTGATGCCGCCTGGGCTGCGGTAAAGGCACGGGCGTCGCAGGCCTGGGAGGGCATCCGCCGCCTGACGCCCATCGATTGGGGGCTTATCGTCCTGGCGCCGCTGGCCGGCATCCCGCTGGCCATCGCAAAGGTGTTCGGCGGCATTGACCTGCTGGCTGCTGGCCGGCGAGTGATGCAAAGCTTTTTCGCCGGCCTGAAAAACGCCGCTGCCGGGCTGCTGGCCTGGGCGCGGGCGCTGGGCAGTCGCATCGCCTCGGCGCTCGGCATGGGCGGCAAGACTGTGCGCGGGATGCGGGTGCACAGCTCCGCGCCGAAGGCGAAGACCCCCGCCGGGCCGGAGCCATTTGCCACCGGTGGCTGGATGCGCGGCGGCGTGCCGGCGCTGGTGGGCGAGCGCGGGCCAGAGCTGATCTATCCCACCCGCCGCGGCTGGGTGGCGCACAACGAAAATGTCCGCCGCCTGGCGCGCATGGCCGCGGCAGCCTCCATCGCCGCGCCGCTCTACTATGCGCCGCCGACACCACCTGCTGCCGCCTCCACCACCGCCACGCCGGTGATGGCCACCACCGCGCCAGCGTCGCGCACGGTGCAGATCACCGTCGCACCGGGAGCAATCCAGATACATGCCGGCGGCATGAGCGCCGATCAGCTCTCCACGGAGCTGGGGCGGCGGCTGGGCGATGAGCTGCGCGCCCGCATGGCCGACGTGGAGGACGTGGGATGAGCACGCCGATGGCGTTGGGGCCATTCGCCTTCCAGGCGCTGCATGGCCTGAGCTTCCGGCAGGTGGGGCGCGAGCTGGACGCCTCCTGGGCCTCCGTGCCGGTAGCCGGCCGGCTGGACAGCCTGCAGTGGACTGGCCCGAAGCAGGACAGGATCACCATCTCCGGCGTGCTCTTCCCGGAGGAGCTGGGCGGCATGGGATCGCTGGAGGGGCTGCGGCAGATGGCGCAGTCCGGCATCGCCATGCCGCTGGTGAGCCTGGGCGGGCAGATTTACGGTTTTTTCGCGCTGGAGCGCATCAGCGAGGATCGCGATTATCACACCGCCAGCGGCCTGCCGCGGCGCGATGCCTACCGGCTGGAGCTGCGCCGGGTGGAGGATGGCGGTGGCGCATTCATGGGCGTGGGGCAGATTCTGTCGCTCTTCTGATGGCAGGAGACCGTGATGCCTACCGAATACCGCACACGCGCCGGCGAGATGCTCGATCTCATCTGCTACCGCCACTATGGTCTGCAATCCGCCGCGGTGGAGGCGGTGCTGGCCGCCAACCCGCGGCTGGCGGATCATGGCCCGGTGCTGCCGGACGGCCTCGTCATCACCTTGCCCGATCTGCCCGAGCCGCGCCGCGAAACTCAGATGATCTCGCTGTGGGATTGAGCGATGCCGCGCCCGATCGTCGAGCTGACGGTGGACGGCCAGCCGATGGCCGCGGCCTTCTACAGCCGCCTGGTGCGGCTGGAGGTGGTGGACAATGAGGCTGATAAAGCCGACACTTTCTCCGCCGAGCTTGAGGATGGCCCGGCTGGCGCACTGGCCATCCCGCGGCGTGGCGCGGAGGTGAAAATCTGGATGGGCTACGCGGAAACCGGCGTGCGCTACATGGGCGCATTCACGGTGGATGAGGTGGAGGTCGCCTGCCTGCCCTACACCATGCGCATCAGCGGCAAGAGCGCCTCGATGCGCGGCGGCCTGAAGCAGCCGAAGGAGCGCCACTGGGATGGCAAGACCATCCGCCAGATCGCCGAGAAGATCGCCGGAGAAAATGGCTTGCAGGCGAAGGTGGACAGCACGATCGGCAGCCGCAAATACGAGTGGCTGGGGCAGCAGGACGAAAGCGATTTGCATTTCCTGCGCCGCATCGTGGCGCGCCACGGCGGCATGGTGGTCATCAAGGATGACAAGCTCATCATCGCCCCGCGCGGTGAGGGCAAGAGCGCCGGCGGGCAGGCGCTCACCACGCTGGTCATCACCCCGCCGATGATCGTGCCCGGCAGCTGCCGGGTGAAATTCGTCGATCGCCCGCGCTACAAGGCGGTGGTGGCCTACTGGCAGGATCGGGCGGCGGCGAAGCGCCGCCAGGTGCGGGTGGAGAGCGACCCGAAGGCCAAGGCGGTGCTGAAGCTGCGCGAGCCGTTCGCCAGCGAGGCCGAAGCCAAGGCGGCGGCCAAGGCGCGCGCGAAGGAGACCCGCCGCGCCGCGGACAGCGCATCGGTGGTCATCGAGGGCAATATAGCCGCGATGGCGGGAGCGCCAATGACATTTTCCGGCGTGCGCGCCGGCGTGGATGGCGTGGAATTCGTGCAGAAGACCGTGCGCCACAGCTTTGCGAAGGGCGACGGCTACCGCACCAGCATCGAGGCGAAGGCCAAGGCGACATGATGAAGCAGGTGGAATCAGCACTGCTGGTGCTGCTGATGCTGAGCAGCACAGCGGCAGCCCAGCCGGCGGACTATCCCGGCCCATACACGGCGGAGGTGGTGCGGGTGCTGGATGCCGACACCTTCCGCGCGCGGGTGAAAATCTGGCCGACGCTCACGGTGCTGGCCAGCGTGCGCCTGCGCGGCGTGGACACGCCGGAGAAGGGATTCCGTGCTCGCTGCGAGATGGAGCGGGCGGCGGCGGAGCGGGCCACGCGCCATGTGCGCAGCCTGCTGCCGCCCGGCACGCGCGTGCGGCTGCAGGACGTGCGGCTGGGCAAATACGCCGGGCGCATCATCGCCACCGTGCGGGTGCGCCGGCATGGCCGCTGGTATGACCTCTCCCGCCTGCTCATCCGCCGCGGGCTGGGCCGCGGCTATGACGGCGGCCACCGCAAGGGCTGGTGCCCGCCACCGCGCTCCATCGGCAAGGAGGACAGGCTGAGATGATGCAATTTCGCCTGCTCATGCTGCTGGCCGCCCTCGTGGCGGCCTTTTTCATGTCCACCGGCCAGCCCCCGGCATCGGCGGCGGATGGCTGGATCAGCGGGCCGGTGCGCGGGCTGCACCCGCGCCTGCTGGCCAATCTGCGGGCGCTGCACCGCGCCACCGGCAGGCACATCACCATCACCCCGCACGGGGGCTGCCGCCTGCATGGCAATCGCCGCGCGCCGCGCAGCTATCACCGCATCGCCGCCGGCTGCCGTGCGGCGGACATCATCATCCCCGGCGTCAGCAAGCGCTGGATACTGCGCTGGTGGGCGCGGCATGTGGGCGGTGGGCGCGGTTTCTACTGCGGCAGGTCATTCGTGCACGTGGATGTCGGCCCGGCGCGCACGTGGAGCTGGTATTGCCGCCGCCCCACCCGCCTGGCCAGGCGCAACAGACGGAGGTGAGCGATGGACTACGCCACCGCCCGCCCGCAGATCGCGACCGGCGATCTCATCGCATTCCGCAGCCGCAATTGGATGGCGCGGCTGGTGCGGACGCGCACTGGCTCGGATTACAGCCACGTCGGCGTCGCCCTGCGCCTGCGCCTGCCGGAGGAGCGCGAGGAGGGCGTCTACATGGTGGACAGCCACGCCCGCACCGGCTTCCGCCTCCGGCGGCTCAGCACTCTGCGCCGCTTCGACTGGATCCCGACGGCCTCCGCCGGCGTGCTGCAATGGACGCCGGAGGCCGCCGCCTATGCCGGACGGCGGCTGGGCGTCTATGCCTACGGATGGGCAGACATCATCCGCGCGGCGCTGGGCATCCCGATGCGCGACGACGCCCAGCAGACATGTCAGGAATTCGTGGCGGCGATCTACCGGCGCTGCGCCGGGCTGGCCGACATCGGACAGCCGCAATCGCCCGGTGCGCTCATCGACCGCCTGCGCGCGGCGGGTGCTGATACCACCATCGAGGTGCGGGTGCGATGACGGATGGGATGATCATCATCCCGCTGGCCAAGCGCGAGCGGCTGGAGGCGCTCATCGATGCCGCCATCACCGCCTGCGAGGCGGCGGTGCGCCAGGCCGAGGCCGAGGGCAATGACCTCGCACGGCAGGCGGCGCTGGATGACATCACCGAGTGGGAGGCGCTGCGCGCCAGCATGCAGATCGTGGAGAGCAGATCATGACCGACAGGATCACCCGCGAGGACATCGCCGAGGTGGCCGCCCATATCGGCGTGGAGCCGGCGGCGCTGGCGGCGGTGCTGGAGGTGGAGTGCGGCTGGCCGCGCCGCCGCGGCTTCGACCGCGCCGGGCGCGTCCGCATCCTTTACGAGCCGCACATCGCGCATCGTCTTACCCGCGTCCGCGCGCCGGCGAAGCTCCGCAGATTGATCCTGGATGGTCTGGCCTATCGACGTTGGGGAGAGCGCAAATATCCGCGCAGCAATGCCGAGCGCTGGCGGCAGCTGGAGCGCGCCCGCGCAATCGTCGGCGACCTGGCCTACAATTTCGCCAGCTACGGCCTGCCGCAGATCATGGGCTTCAATCACCGGCGCGCGGGCTATCCCAGCGCCCGCGCGATGGTGGAGGATTTCCAGCGCGGAGAGCGCCAGCAGCTGGAGGCGCTGGGGCGCTTCCTGGCGGCCAGCAAGAGCATGATCGAGGCGCTGCGCCGGCGGCAGTGGGCGCGCTTCGCGCGCGCCTACAATGGCCGCGCCTACAAGAAGAATCGCTATGATGTGAAGCTCCGCAGCGCCTACGAGCGCTGGCGCAAGCGACCGTGGCCGGAAGTGCAAGTGGCAGCGGAAGCACCACCCGCGCCGCCTGCTGCTGCCTCTCCCCCGCCCCCTCCTGCAGACCACCCCGGGGAGAGCATCCCCGGGCCGGCAGCGCCACCCCCACCGGCTGCTGCCTCCAGCCCCACCCGCCGCCCTGGCGTGGTGGGGCTTTTCATTGCCGCGCTGACCGCTCTCGCGGCGGCTGGCGCCAGCATCGCAGGATGGCTGCAGCAGGCCTGGCATTGGCTGCAGCAGATCATCGGAGGCTGACCACATGGATCGTCTACAGAGCTACATCCGCCCCACCTCGCTCACCTGGTGGACGGGCATCATCCTCATCTTCTCCGGCCTCTTCCGGGTCTGGGGGGTGGAGATCCCGCATCTCACGCCGGCCATCCGCCCGCTGATCGATATCCTCTTCGGCAGCAGCGATCCTGGCGCGCTCATCAGCGCCGGCCTGCTGGCCATCGGCATTCGCGCGCGGCTGGCGAGAGGGGCGGAATGAAGGAATTCCTGACCGGGCCAGAGGCCAAGGCGGCGCTGGCTGGCGTCCTGGGCGCGCTGGTGCGAGTGCTGACGCTGCGCGAGCGGCTGTGGCCGGATGCCGTCATCAGCATCACCGTCGGCGGGATCTCGTCGGTCTATTTCGGGCCGGCGCTCCAGCCGGCGCTGGTCAAGAGCTTGAGCATGTCGCCGGCAGACGCAGCCAGCCTGGCGGGATTCATCGTTGGCGTCTCCGGCATCCTGCTCATCGGTGGCGTGATGGATTTCATCCGCGCTCGCATGCAGCGGGAGTCGAAAAAATGACCGGCGGCGAGATCATCCGTCATGTGCTCGCCCGCGCGGCCCACGTCTGCTTGGTGGCGCTGGCCATCATGGCGCTGGCGGCGCTGGCGCGGCTGGTATGGGAGGGAGTGCTGGGATGATCGGCATCGGCAAGCTGCTGGCCAGCCTGCTGGGTGGCCCCATCGTGCGCGAGGTGCTGGCCGTCATCGAGCGGGCGCAGCAGCGCAAGCTGAGCGAGGCGGAGCTGCGAGCAGAGCTGGAGCAGGCCATCACCCGCTCCATCGAGGCGGTGGCCACCACCGAGCTGCAGGCCCGCCGCGATGTGCTCATTGCCGAGCTGCGCGGCGAGAGCGCGCTGCAGCGCCTTTGGCGCCCCATCGTCGCCCTTTCCTTCGCCTTCGTGATGATTTTCTACGCCCTCCTCCTGCCTATCGCCGTGGACTGGCTGGGCATGCCGCCGGTGCGCATCGGCGACACCCTGCTGGGCTGGATCATGACCAGCGTCAACATCGCCATAGGTGGCTACATCGGCGGGCGGACGCTGGAGAAGGTGCTGCGCCGGCGCTGATATGCATCCAGCGCAGAACATGTGGCGAATCCCGCTGTGTCAAATCTGTGCCACATATTGGCGCAGTTCGCTGCACGTTCCTGCACATTTACGGCATCAAGCCCGCTCCCGTGGCAGATGCCGAGAACGCCCATAACTTCATGATTTATTTGGGAAATGGCGGAGAGGAAGGGATTCGAACCCTCGAGGCGGGGTCTGCCCGCCTACTCCCTTAGCAGGGGAGAATGGGAATAAAATTTCACCAAACAAGTCAGATAGATGCAGCGGTATTTCCACTTGCTGTGTCGTAGATGCGGCAATTTAGTTAACTGCTTGAAGACCATTGCTGACCTGTATGCGGTGGAACGTGAGTGTATCTCCCAGTGTGCGATAGATGATCCATATTTGCGCGCCAACGGGCAACCCTGGAGGATTATCTGCAATAAAAATCCTTGCCCCAGGAAGCTCTTGCCAGTCTAAAGCCTTGCCCATCATATGACCCGCTTCACGCAAACGCTTTATTATGCCATCTTTATAGGCCTCAAGGGAAGGATTCCCATTGCAAAGGCGTGCCGCCATATCACTGGCTTGTGGGCGGCATTGGACATGGAACCCCCCTGCTGGTTTCGCAATCTGCATTTTTTATCTCATTCGATTTCTTGCAAGGAAGCTTCTTCTTCTATGATCTCTTTGCGCACAGATTCAGCCCATGCAAGAGCTTCTTCGGTAACCTCCCCCTCTACCACTGCGCCAGCTGAAACAAACATCCGCCCGCCAAGCGCCAGCTCCTCCCAATAGGCATCATGAGTGCGCTCACTTGCCTGCCTGGCAGATAAATCCTGCAGCCGAACGATGGCAGTATGCAGGACGTCCACCTCCTCTGGGCTGAAGACAGAAAAATCTACCGCTGCATCATCAGCAAGGTGATGGCGCTCTTCACGATACCCATATTTGTCAAGGAATTCTCGCGCAAGGAGCCCTTCCTCGCGCAGCTTGGCCAAGGCCTTATCAAAATTTTGTGGCACAGGGCCGTGCTCTAAGCGCAGATAGAGATCTCGCCCAGATAGACTGCGCCCAAACCTGCGGAACGCTTCCACATCAGCTTCCCACAGATATTTTGCCATCTTTGTTTTGCCATCTGGAGCCTTTGCCGCAAAAAACAGTATCATATACTCCAAACGGTCATCATTGCGCTGCGCCATGGCAGATGCTCCACTGTTGCCTCATATGCTCATTTATAGAGCAACATGCCCCCTAAGTCATCTCCTACCCCTCTCCTCGCAACAACGGGAAGACATTATCGGTTTGAGGGGTATCATCGGCGTCGCGCTCGAATACCTGGGCGATGCGGTCGGCGGCGTCATCGCCGTGCACATAGCGCTCCAGATACAGACGGGCGGATTTCCAGCCGCCGGCCTCCATCGCCGTCTTCGGGTCGATGCCAGCGGCATTGAGGGCGGTGGCAAATGAGTGCCGCCCCGCCTGGTGTGGCGGCACGTATTCGATGCCGGCCACCGCGCAGGTGCTGCGCCAGGCACTCATGACCGCATGGCGGCTGGCGTAGCCGAACACCCGCCCGCCGTGCTGGCGCGGCAGGCGCATCAGCAGCGCCACCATCTCCTGCGTCAGCACCGCCTCGCGCACCTCGCCGCCCGTTTTGCTCATGGTGATGCGGGCGCGGCGGGCGGGCAGGTCGACATCATCCCACGTCAGCGCCACCGCCTCGCTGATGCGCGCGCCGGTCGTGAACATGAACAGCGCCAGCGCCGCCAGGTGCGGCTTCGGCACCCGCCGCCCGCCCGGCTGCATCGCCGCGGCCATGAAGCGGTCGATCCAGCGGCGATCCACCGCCACCCGCTGTGGTTTGCGCTCGCGGAATCGCTTGACGCGGATGGGTGCGCACCAGCCCAGCTCGGCGGCATGATTGATGACCGCGCGGGCCGGCGTGATGACCTGGCGATTGCGCGTCGCGGCGCTGGCGGTGGGATACAGCTCGATGGCCGCCTTGATGACATCGCCGGGCTGTATCTCGGCCAGCGGCCTGCCGCGAAAATACTGCAGCAGCGGCGGCAGGAAGCGGCCCTCACCGCCGGCCTCCAGGTAGCTCACCGCCGCCTCCTCGAAGGTGCGGACGGCGGCATCGCCGTAGATGCGCTCCTCCCAGAGCCGCGCCTCGAGCTGCGCGGCGAGCTCGACGGCGCGGCGCCGGTCGCCAGTGCCAAGGCTCTTTCGAACGCGTCGCCCGGCAATGCTGCCGACGGCATACCAGATGCGCCCGCGGCGCACGAGCTTGAGCCTGCCTGCCTCTCTGCCTCCTCCCGCCATGCCGCCCTCAGCGCCTCGATGTGCTCCGGATAGAACAATTTGCGCCGGCCCCGCCTCTCATAATGCGGGTGGCGGCGCAGGAAATCAACCAGCGTGCGGCGAGATACCCCCAGCACCCGCGCCGCCTGCTCCAGCGTCAGCGGCTCCACCGCCCACGCCGGCAGTTGCGTGGATGTGGCACCCGCGGTGGTCATCTGCTACCTCCATTCGCCGCGGCGGCATAGATCGCCAGCATCAGCAAGGTGAGGCCCAGCCAGAAGTCTGTGGTAGTGAATGGCTGCATCGATGGACTGTATTCACCTGCCATTCTGGCGTTGACCTCCCCCCAAAAGTGTAGGCCGGCGATGATGCTGGCGATGAGAAGCGGCCAAGGATTCATCGCACATCCTCCCAGCGAATGCTGCGGCGCTCCCGCGCGCGCAGACGCTCTGTTGCCTGCTGCCAGCGGCGGCGATTGGCGGCGCGCTGGGCAGCGAGATGTTGCGGCAATGCCGCCCTGTTCAGGCGGGCAATGATGACGGCCTCCACCGGCTCGGGCCACCCTGCCCTGTCCTCCACCAGCATTCCCTCCAGGCGGTGGTGGCACTTCAGCGCCAGCGCGGCCAGCTGGCGCTGGTGCGCATCCTGCGGGCAGGCCAGTGCCTGGCGCACGCAGCGGATGGCGTGCAGCACGGTGGAGTGATCGCGCTGCAGCAGCCGCCCTGTGAGCGAGGCGGTGTAGCCGAGGCCGGTGGCGATGAGCCACATGGCCACCTGCCGCGCGCGCACCACCTCGCGCCGGCGGCTGCGCCCCAGCAGCTCGGCCACCGGCACGCCGGCGATGGCGGCCACGCGGCGGATAACCTCGCGCCCGCGCATCAGCCGGCCCTCCGGATGGTGGCCGGCATGCGCGGCATGTCGGCCAGCCGCCGCCGCGCATGGGCGATGAGGAGGCGCAGCATGCGCGCCTCGTTCTCCAGCCGCTGCAGCGCCTCCGGGCCGGCGTGGATGCCGGCACGCTCGCGCTGCAGCAGCGCCTCGGCCTCCGCCTGCAGGCGCTGGGTGGCGCGCACCAGCACCTTCAGGTCATTCTCCGCCGCCCGGCGGGCGGTGGGAAGTGGGGTGATTATTGTCATGAGCAGGGCTCCCTTGTTCGAACAATACAAAACAATCTGTTTTGTCATTGTCAACCGAAAAATTAAACAAATTGTTTCTTTCCGAAAAAAAGAGGTGTTTGCCACCATGCAACTACTGGGAGGCCGCTGAAGAGAAGGGGGGATCCATGAAAAGGCTTCTGCTGACCGCGGCCATCGTCGCCATTGTCGCCACGCCACTGCCAGCGGCGGCGAAAAAGGCATTCTCTTCTGCCACCCCTGGCTGGAGCGCCAGCCGCCCACTGCTGACGCAGCAGTGCGGCAAGAAGCGCTACTGCAAGCAGATGCGCAACTGCCGGGAGGCTTGCTACTACTTCCTGAAATGCGGGCTTTCAAAGCTGGACAGGGACAAGGACGGCATCCCGTGCGAGAACGTCTGCTCGCGGCCATGCAAGCGGCGGGGGTGAGCGATGGACTGGGCTGACTGGGTCGGCATCGCGATCAGCGGCATTTTCGTGCTGGCGGCGCTGGGACATCTCATCTCCATTTTCTCGGAGAAGCGCATCCTGGCCCCGGCCGCAAAGGCGCTGGGCAGCCTGCTGCTGGCGGTGATTATCGGCCCGCTGGTGGCGGTGTTGCTGGGCGGCGAGCAGGCCGAAGCTCCACCGCCTGCCCCGGCTGCACAGCCTGCGCAGCCAGCCGCCGCAGCCACCTCTTCCGCGCCCGCGGCAGACAAGAGGGGGGCACCGGCGCAGCAAGCAAAAGCGGCGGCAGGCCAATACTGGATAGACCTTGCGGCACTGGCGCGGCGCGCCCGGCAGGAACTCTCCGCTATAGGCGGCAAGGTCTCGCTGGAAGTGGACAAGGAAACCGGTGCTGGCACGGTGGCCGTGCGCCTGCCACGCACCCCGCCGCAGCACGAGAAAATGCTGGATGGCCCGCGGCCAGCAGAGGAATACTACTGGCGGCTGATCGCCCGCACGCAGGCGCATGAGCCGCAGGCGCTTTACGTGGTGGTGGAGAAAAACCCCATCCGCGCCCGCAAATACGGGCTGGAGCCATTCCTGTTCATGATGCAGAAATGGCTGGACGTCATTTTTCCACCCGCCGCGGCGCTGGAGAACGGGGCGATTGCCGGCAATGGCGTGGCGGTGCTGCGCAGCGGCAAGCCCTTCTTCATGCGCTCAGCCGGCATCCGCTTCTATCCGCTCTGCATCTGCCCGGACAGCTCCGATGTGCAGCTGAAAATCTGGCGGCAGCGCTGATCAATCAGCCCCTGCGCACCCATTCCACCGGTGCCGCCCAGCGCAGGCGCACGTCATAGATCGGCTCCACCGCCGGATTGTAGCTGATGAGATCGACGACGCCGGCCTCGCGGCCACGGCGCAGGCGTTTGACGTAAGCACGGCCCTGCTCGGTTACCACCACGCAGTCGCGCCCCAGCACCTGCTCCAGCGGCCAGGGGCGGACGCTGGGCGGGCGGAACAGCAGGATGTCGCCGGGATTGTAGACCGGGCGCATGGATTCGCCGCGCACGATGACGGCGGCATAGCCGTCCGCCACCGACGGCAATTGCAGATGGTCGATGGCCGTGTGCTGACCATCCTCCAGCACGTCCACCGCCTCGCGCGCACCGGCGTAGCCGAAAATGGGAATGCTTACTGCCGGCGGTTTTTGCAGCTCTGGGAACAACAGCTCTACCGGCGATGCGCGCAGGTGTGGAGCCAGCCTCTCCGCCCAATCGCGCGTCAACGTCCGGCGGCCATGCTCCAGGTGATAAATCTGCTGATCCGATGTGCCGACAGCCTCCGCCAGCGCGGCGGCGGAAATGCCGGCCTGTTTTCGCAGTCGCCTGAGGTTTTCGCCAATCTCCTTGCGCATGTCTCCATGCGTAATGCGCCTTGAGAAGGCAGAAAACGAACAATTCGGTGGCTCCCTTGACACGAACAAAACAATATGTTTTGTCATGAGGCATGCAGCTTTCGAAATACATGGAATTGCATGGGCTGACGGTGGCGGAGTTTGCGCGCTTGCTCGGGGTTACCGAGCCGGCGGTGCGCAATTATCTGCGCGGGCGCGTGCCGCGGCCTGACGTGATGCGCCGCATTGTCGAGATCACCGGCGGCGCGGTGCGGCCCGATGATTTCTACCTCCGGCAAGAGGAGGTGAGGTCATGAGTCGCGCCGCGCCGCTTTTCCTTGCCCACGCCAGTGCCCGCCCCCTCGCCTCCTCCTGCTGTCGCCGGTGGCCGGCAGTCATCAGCCCGCGAGCGCACGGCGCAAAAAGCAGGCCGCGGGGCAGCGGCCTGCCGGGGGGCCTGGTGTCATGGAGCGCAATCGCGGGCAGCCACCATTCTCTCCCCTCCCCCGCGCTGCTTCTCCCGGCGGCGCCCGGCGGGCGGGCCGTTCGATCCCCGCGGCCCGCCCGCCACCTCATTCATTCGCCGCTGCGCGGCCAGGCGCTGGCGCTCCCTCTCCCGCTCGATGCGCGCCAGCAGCCGCCGCGTGATGTGTCCAATGCGATGCATGCGTGCTGTCTTTCCTCCTCTTCTGCCGCCCTGTCGGGCGATTGCCTGACCTCCTCTCGCGCTGGCCACTCTAGCGAGGGAGGATTCCAAGATGTCGGACAGGTCATCCAAGAGCTTGGACAGGTTGTCCAAGGGGAGGGCTGCCATGGCTGAGGCGCTGGTGCAGGCGGCGGCGGAGGCGCTGCGCGAGGCCTTCCCGCCGCGCGAGGGCGAGAACGTGAAGTCGCGCATTGCCCGCGCGGCGCGGGCGCTGGGGGTGAGATACCGCCGCGCGCGGGCGCTCTGGTATGCGGAGGCGCGGCGGGTGGAGGTGCATGAATGGGAGGCCATCAAGGATGCGCGAGCTGAGACCATGGCGCAGCGCGTGGCGCGCCTGCGTGCGCAACTGCTGGCCACCGATCCTGATTTTTACGAGCCGGATATTGCTGCGCTGGAGCAGGTGGAGCGCCGGCTGCGCGGAATGGAGCGCGCGCACCGCCGTGCGGCTGAAATCGATGGCCTACCGCCTGCGGAATGAGGGGTGAGACGATGAAGCATCACCAATACGCGCCGGAGGACATCCTGGCCATGCGTGAGGCGGGGATGTCGCACGGCCAGATCGCCAGACGCACGGGGCTGAGCCGGGGTGGTGTGATTGGACGGCTGCGCACCGCGGCGCGCCGCCAGAGGAAGGCGCGCATCATGCAAATCGAGCTGGATGACGAACAGGTCATAGCAAGGCTCGAGGCTGCGGCGGCAGTGCGCGGGTGGTCATGGGCGCGGCTGGGGCGAGAGCTGATCACGATTCTTGCTGAGGACGACCTCATTGACGCCGTCCTCGACGAATGAGGAATGAGAAAGGGCGGGAGCCGGCGGCATGAAGATCACCCTGCGGGCGCAGATCGAGGAGCTGGAGCACGAGCTGCGGATGCGCCGCGAGGTCTATCCGCGGCGGGTGTGCCGCAAGCAGATGACCGCCGGCGAGGCGGAGCTGCGCATCCGCCGCATGGAGGCAGCATTGCGCACGCTGCTGTGGCTGCAGGCGCTGTTGCAGAAGCATGGCCGTGATGGCTTGGCGTCGGCCATCGTCAAGGGGGAGGAGCGATGAGCGCGCGGCAGGACATGGTCGGCCTTGGCGAGCTGTATGCCCGCGGCGGGCTTCGTCGCGCCGGCACATCGGCCACGCGGCAGCTTTTCCCCACGCCGCCCTGGGCAACCCGCGCGCTGTGCGAATGGCTGAGCCGGCATGACGACCTGAAGGGCCGCACCGTGTGGGAGCCGGCGGCGGGCCGTGGCGACATGGTGCTGGCGCTGCAGGAGTATTTCGGCAACGTCATCGCCAGCGACATTTCCCCCGTGCACCCGCCGCGCAGAGGATTGTGCACGCCCATCCGGCAGGCGGACTTCCTGCGGAGCCATCGCCCGCCGCCTCTCGAGATATGGCCGGACTGGATGATCACCAATCCGCCATTCACGCTGGCGGTGGATTTCCTGCTGCATGCGCAGCGCCTTGGCCTTCAGCGCATCGCGCTGCTGGTGCGGCTGCAATGGCTGGAGGGCGCGGCCAGGCATGAGCAGGTATTCAAGCGCACCCCGCCGCAGCAGGTGCTGATTTTCAGCGAGCGGGTGGCCATGCACGAGGGCAAGCTCAGCCGCCGCGCCAGCACCGCCACCGCCTATTGCTGGGTGGTGTGGGGCCTCGATGGTGATGGTGGTGGCCGCCCGGCGCTGGATTGGCTGGGGCCGGGCACCCGTGAGCGGCTGGAGCGCTGGGGAGATTACGACGACGACACGGATGCCGGCGCCCCCGCCGGCGATCAAATGGAGGAGGTGGGAGCATGAGCGGTGAGGTAATCGTCAGGGAGACGATCCGCTCATTTGTCGAGCGCATCGAGCGGCTGGAAGAGGAGAAGGCCGCCATCGCCGAGGACATCAAGCAGGTCTATTCCGAGGCCAAGGCGCTGGGGTTCAACACCAAGGTGATGCGCAAGGTCATCGCCTTGCGCAAGCAGGATCAGCAGGAGCGCGAGGAGGAGCAGGCCCTGCTCGACCTCTACATGCAGGCGCTCGGCATGACGCCGCTGGAGCGCTGGGCGGCGGAGCGCGACGTGCGCGTCTCCCACGACGCGGACGGCAACCCGAAAATCACCATCCGCCTGCCGGAGGATGGTGAGCGGGCAGAGGCAAGCGCCAGCACCGGAGGGACGGCATGATGCGCCCGCTGCTGACAGCACGTCGCCTGCGCAACCTGCGCCGCCGCCCGAAGAAGCTGGCGCGGGTGCTGGGGATTTCGCCCCGCGCCTGCCGGGCGCTGGTGCAATCCCCTCCGCCGCCGCCGAAGCCGAAGCCGCTGACGCCACAGTGCGGACGCTGCGGCGATGACCTGGAGCCGGAGGTGCTGGGGACATTGCGCTGCGAGACCTGCCGCCACACCGAGGCGCTGCTGGAGCAGGTCAGCGAAAATGTGGAGCAGGTGCGCCAGCGCCGGCAGGAGCGCCGCCAGCACTGCATGAGCTGCGGCAAGAAGCTGCCAGCCCGCGCGGTGCGGGAAGGGATGCGATTGTGTGCCATCTGCCGCCAGCGCGGCGGCGAAACAGCGTGGGAGGATGTCGCATGAAGCCGAAGTGGCGAGACCCTTTCAGCCGCCTGCGCGTCCACCGCGCGCCACCGCGCCATCCGAAGGAGGCGCACGGAGAAAACAGGCGGCGGCGCAAATGTGTCCGCTGTGGATGCCCGTATGGCGACGAGCCGCAAGAAAAATGCTTCTGCGGCGGCAAGCTGGTGGAGGTGAGCGATGAGTGATGATGGCCAGCCTGTCGGGGGGATCAGCGCGCTGCTGGCCGAGCGCCAGCGCACGCATGGCGATTTTTTCACCACCTCCCTGATCGAGCAAGGCATCATCGAGATGATGCGGCTGGGGGCTGGCCAACGGTGGATTGATCTTCCTCCCACCGTCCGCTCCGCGCTGATCCACATCGCCACGAAGATGGCGCGCATTGTCAGTGGCGATGAGCAGGAGCCGGAGCACTGGAAGGACATTCAGGGCTATGCCGAATTGGTGTGCCGGCGCATCGCGGAGCGCCGGGCATGGGCAGAAAATGCCGGCGCTGGCCCACTGCCCGCCGATCAGGCTGCGGAGGAGGCATCATGAGCGTGCGGCTGGACAAGCTGCGCCGCGGCAGGCGGGCGG